TCATGGCGTGCTCTCCTTATCTCGGCATCCCTGCTTGCAGTTCTCCCACCGGCAAGGCACATGCTTGGAACCACGCGGGATGTAGACCACGCCGGAACGCACGTCCAGCGCTCCCCCGTACTCCGTCCACCACCCCTTGGGGCTGTTCTCGTACGGCGTGCCTTTGAAGGGGTCCACGGTGGTCTTCTCGGCGGTCGCAGTGGTCACCGCTCGCCCTTCTCAACGGGGGTGTCGTCGTGCTGGGGGTGCCGCCGCAGCAACACCCGGCAGTCAACGGCTTTCGTCTGGTCGCCGGTCCGTTCTGCTTCCGCCAGTGCGGCGCGTAGCTTTTGGCACTTGTGGCAGCTCACAGCCGCTCCCGCTTCTGACGGGCCATTTCGGCACGCACCCGCCGCATGGTGGGGCTCTCCGAAAGGTCGTCGGCCGCGCGGTCGTGCTGGGGCTCGTCGTCGCCCTGGTGGCCGTCGGGGCACTCCGGGTGCTGGCACATGCACGGTGGCCACTTGAGCGCCGACAGAATCGGGGGCTCCCCGTGTTCGGGGTACTCAGCGTTCACTCCTCCACCCCCTCGTTCGTGATGCGTCGGTGGGGGTGCTGCCTGATGATCCCGTTGAAGTCCCGCACGGTTCCGGCAGCGCTACGGGCACGGGCGGACGTACGGCCGTTCGCTGCCGCCTTGCAGATCACGCACCCGTCCACGGGGACGGGCTCAAGGGTGGGCATGCGGACGGCCGGGGCCTCTTCACTTCGGATCACGGCTAGCAACCTCTCCAGACCGGCCAACGTCGCTTGCAGGTTGGTGCGCGACGCTGCGGCGTACGGGCCACGGTGGACACCAACGGGGTACGGGGCCCAGTGGTTGAGCCACGTCGCGGAGGTCTCCGGGTGCAGTCGCCAAAAGGCACCCACCGCTATGCGTGCGTGCAGCTCGGTCACGCCGTTGTGCGCGTCGCGCTGCGGTAGGTCTCGGCTGGACTGCTGAGGGGTAGTCACCACTGGGGAACCTCTTGCGGTCTGTGGTCGCTCCTGCTGGGGCATCACCGTCTGTACCCCAAGCGTTGCGCTCCGCGCGTACCCTCAACAGGGGGAAAGCCTTAACACTGCGGAAGTTAAGAGACCAAGATCAACAAGGGGGTCGCACACTCGTGCCACAGGAAGACGACAACGGCCAACCCGACGCGCCTGCAAGCCTGTTGGCCTTCTTTGGTAGTCGAGTCTTCAAGCTGCGCAACGAACGCGGCTGGTCACAAGCTCAGTTAGCTCATGAGGCGCACACGACCGGGGCAATGATCAGCTATGTGGAGAACGCGAAGCGGGTGCCAAGTGCTGACTTAGCACGTGATCTTGATGCGGCGTTCGGCACGGACTTCTTCGCCGAGTTCTTCCCGTTCGTCGTCCGGTACGCCTACCCGTCGTGGTTCTTGCCGTTCATCGAACTGGAGCGGGATGCCGCACGGCACCGGGTGTTTGAGAGCCAGATCATCCCGGGCCTTCTCCAAACCGAAGACTACGCAAGGGCCATGCTCACGCCCGTGCGACCAGACAACTTGGATGACCTCGTTGCTGCCCGCATGACTCGACAAGCCCTGTTCGAGCGAGACGACCCGCCGCGTACCTGGTTCATCTTGGATGAGCAGGCGCTACGCCGGACGATCGGCGGGCCGGAAGTGATGGCCGCTCAGTTTGAGCGCCTGCTAGCGGCCGGGCAGCACCCCAGAACCGTGATTCAGGTGGTGCCGGACACAGTGACCGCGCATCCGGGGCTTGCTGGACCGTTCACGCTACTGAGCTTCGACCAGGGCGAGACTTCCCAAGATCGTGAGCGCAAGCCGCCGCATGATGTGCTGTACGTGGACGGCTTCTCACAGGGGCGGACAGCCTTGGACACGGCCGAAGTCTCAGACGCCGCCCGCGCCTATGATCTGCTCACTAGCTACGCACTGTCGCCGGAAGCGTCAGCCGAACGCATCGGCGAACACTTGAAAGGGTTGAAGAGATGACCAGCGCAAGCAAGTTGCCCGTCCGCTGGCGCAAGTCCAGCCACAGCACCAACGGCGGCAACTGCATCGAGATCGGGGAGGGAATCACTGGTGTCGTTCCCGTCCGAGACAGCAAGGACCCGAACGGCCCCGCCCTCATGTTCGCGCCCGACGCATGGGCATCGTTCGTGGGCGATGTGCAGCGGGGGGAACTTCCCACCGTCTGACGTCTGTCCCCTGAGCTGAGCCCCGCCATCCTCCCCTTCGGAGCGGCGGGGCTCTTCGCTACCCTGCGTGAAAAATTGGGCCGGAGCCGGCAAAAAATCCCTAGGGCGAAACGGACATGCCGGGCCCCGCGGCCTCACTTTGCGTGATTACGCGGCGGGTGCGTAGTCGTCCCTCAGCACGTCGGACACCGTGGCGACGGTAGTGACCGTGGCGACCACGGTGACGGCTTCCACCGTGGTCTTCTGCTCCGTCGTCACGCTCTCCCCCGTGGCCGTGTTGGTCACCTCAACGGCGACCGTGGCGGGCTCGTTGGGGGTTTTTGGGGCCGGTGGGGTCACCGTGACCGCTACCTCAAGGGGCGCGCTCTCAGACGGGCCGTCAGCGGTCGTCAGCGTGGCCGTCACGGTCACCGTGTCCGTTGCCGGGTCGGTGGCTGTCACCTCAAGCTGAACGGGCGTTCCGGGCTCAGCCATGGTCACCAGGAACGACCGGAACGGCCAAGCCCAGTCGGGCACCTTCTCAATCATGTCTTCGGTGCCCGGCATGAGCTTGTCCAGCGCACGGCCCACGGTGTCCTTGCTGAGCATCCCGCCGCGCTTCTCCGGCTTGTTCTGCGGCTGGTCGTCCTTGCCGTCTTCGCCGTGGTGCTTGGGCTTGCTGGCGCGGGGCTCGCGCCGGACCTTCGGGCGGGCCGTGGTCGCTTCGGCGGGGCTGGTGCCTTCGTCGTCGTCCTGGTCGGCATCCTTGGCGGGCTCTTCGGTGGGCTCAGGAGAGTCGGCCGGGGCCGTGGGGGCAGCCGGGGCTACTGGGGGCGCAGACCGGCGCTGAGCGGTCTTGCCCGGGGACGCCGGGGACGTGGCCCCGTCGTCGTCCACCATGGGCTCAGTGACGGGCTCAGAGCTGACCCTTTGGGGCTTCACAGGGTGGGGAGTTGGGCCAACCACGGTCATGAGGAACAACAGTCCCCAGACGGTGACCACCACGCCGAACACGACGGCGGGGCGGGCGAGTTGGCGGTGAAACATGTGAAACCCCCTTGTTGCATGACCCGTGTTGGTGGGCCGGTGGTGCGTCGGCGCTGAGCGTCGGCGTATCTCCTGCGGTGAGTTGGTAGCGGCAGCCGGTCACGCGGCGAGCGTGATCGTGGGCTCTTCGTCGTCCTGGTGGTGGTTGTGCTGGCCGTAGTCGCACGCCGACCAGACCCCGCCGGGGTACGGCAGATATGCGCCCGTCTCCGGGCTCACGTACCACTCTGAGAACCCCACAAGGTCCCCTGAGCGGGCGTGGTTTGCCAGCAGCCGGAAGCCGTCGTAACGCGGCCCCCGCTCCAGCAGACGGGCGACTAGCGCCCCCTGAGCACGCAGCAGCGCACCAACCCCTTCGCACGTCGTGACGGGCTCTCCCGCCAAGGGCGAAGGGAAGTCGGCACACGGGTGCCAAGCAAGGCGGTTGTCCCCCAGCTTCGGCGCCCAGACCGACACAAGCACGTCCCGTGCACTCTGTGTAGCCATGCGTTAAACCTAGAACAACCTTTCGTATTGGGGAAGTAAATATCCGGAAACCCATACCCATGGGTAGCAAAGATCGTTTAGCTCCTCCTTTAGGCGTACAAGCCCTACTACCTGCGACGTTACCCCCCACCACTGACAACGCCACCGGGCTGCACTTGTTACAGAAGTGGTCATGTACAGGTAAATTATTAGTTTCACTAAGTAATGTTATGCGGACACAAAGAAAGCCCCCGCCATTTCTGACGGGGGCCCAGTTTGGGGCACCGACTCACGTGAGTCGGTGGTCTATTCGTTGGCGGCTATCAGCATTTCGAGACCTCCCCGAATCACCCACTTGCGCCGGGTGTCGTCGGCCGTCTCTTCATAGTTCGCAATCAGCCAGTCGCAAGCACCCTCCCAATTGGTCGAGTTGCCCAGCTCACGGGCGCCGCCTTTCGCCAACTCATACGCTGCGGCTGCCTGTTCGGGGGTGGTCACATCCCCCGCCGCCTCACCGAAGCGAGCAAGGAACTCCGAGCGGTCATCCTTGGTGGTCATACCTTCATCCCTTCCATTCGTTGCGGGCACCGACTCACGTGAGTCGGTGGATACCGGCGAGACGCGGGCTATGCGGCGGCAAGCCAGAGTTCGGCAAAGCGGTCTTTGGCCTTGCTGCGGACTATGCGGACTTGGTGAAGCGGTATGCCGTGATCGCGCGAAAGCTCTTCGTCCCGTTCGGTTCCGTAGAAGTCCACGGGGAGAATGCCGGTCAGCGCCATGAGTACGGTTCGCTGTTGCTCGCCCATTTTGAAAAGCGTCTTGCGTACCTTCACGCTGGTTCGCTTGCTGCGCTCTCGCGCGAAGTCGTTGGGCTCAAGAAGGTCGGCGGGCACTTCGGCCTCAACGGCAAGCCGATCGGCAAGCGTCACACTCTCACCCGTCTCCGTCTCGCCAAGCGGTGCGTCCAGATACTCAACACCCTGGTAGCTCAGACGGGCCGCGTACGCGGTATCCGCGCTGAGTCGCCGGTCCCCCATGGCTTCCTTTGTGGTAGCCAGCCATTCAGCCTCATAGGGGTCACCACCGGCCAGCGAGAGCGCACGCTCAAAGGCAGCAGCGACAGAGCGGGAAACCCCCTGCCTCATCTCCTCCTTGCGTGTGTCGCTCATGACGCCCTTGAGGGTCCGGTCAATGAAGGTGAAGAACTCCGCCACCGTGTGGCCATTGAAGCGGCTCAGTCCCTGCCAAACGGCTATTCGGCCCTCTTGGGCAAGGTGTTCGGCAAGGGTCTGGTCCGTACGGCCGCCACCGGTCGCGTACTTCCATGCGAGTTGCTTCACTCGCTCTTCCGTGGCCTGAGCGACTGCCGTGATTGCCTCGATGTCGTTCGACTTGGCGGCGGCAATCTGGTCTTCGGAAAGGTCTATCAAGGAGTGCTCCGCGTGTTCCTGGGCTGGTTGCACTCCCGTGGGGAGCGCAAGGGTTGCCCGGAACGGGGCAGAGCGCGCGAGACCGATTGGAGACCGAAGTCACCGAAGCGTCAGGACATGCAGGGGCATGGCAAAGCCCCGTCCGGGATCGCTCCGAACGGGGCTTGCGCATTGCCTTCGTCGTTGCGTTGGCGTTGAACCTAGGCAGCGAAAAGGACACCGACAATCGCGTTGATGCAGGGTTTGACCGCTGGTCTTTTGGAAGGTTGTAGAGAGTTCCGAAGGCGAGACCAGCGCTCACCCTTCGGAGGTAGCGAACCTCTTTCCTGTCATCCTTGAGTAGGAGTCAGATCACGGCGCGGTAACGGGACCACCGACTCACGTGAGTCGGTGGTCAGTAGTCGGCCCCATACAGCGAGCCCCACGAACGGCCCCCCGCATCCGCCTTACTGACAATGGGCACGCCGAAGAGATCAAAGGTCATGGCTTTCTCAAACTCCCGCGCGAACTCTTCCGCCTCACTCGCCGGAACTGACGCGAGGATTTCGTCATGAATCGGCAAGCGCATGGCGTCGAGAAGACCGGCACTCTCGGCGTTCAACAGGGCTTGCCCCAGCAAGTCACGTGCCGCCGACTGGCATTGGTAGTTCACGACGGCATAAGCGCGGTCCCGGTCCAGCGGCATTCGTCGGCCGGTTGCAGACACGGTAACCATGCCGGTTGCGCGTGCTTCTCGCTGCCAGCGTGCGGACGCTCGCCGGATCTCCGGGAACGTCTGGTCATAGGCGTTGACGGCTCGCCTGATCTCATCCTCAGTCGCGCCGGTCTGTCTCGCCAGCGTCGTAATACCCCCGCCGTACACCTTTCCAAAGCCCGCACCCTTGAATAGCTTCCGGTCTTTGTTAGTGGCGGACGGCCCCTTGATGAGCTGAGCCGTGAACATGTGGATATCGAAATCAGACCCGCCGGACTGAAAGCCGTCTTTCATTCGGCGCACGTCGGCCAGCGCGGCGAGTACGCGCATTTCCACGGCCTGAAAGTCCGTGCTCACCATGACGTGACCTTCGTCGGCCAGTAGGCAACGCCGGATCATCTGGTCACTAGACGGCAGCGTTTGAAGCGCCGGGCGAGTGATGCTCATACGTCCCGTGCGTGCGGCCAGCGCCCCTATGAAGGGGTGAATGCGGCCGGTGCCGTCCACAGTGTCTAGGAACGTCTGGGCATACGCCGAACGCCACTTGCCCGCGCGCTTGCTTCTCAAGACCGCTTCGGCAAGCGGGTTGGGCGTGCGGATTCCTAGGCGCTTCCAATGCAAGTCCATATCCGCCAGCGCGAGCAAGACGGCTTTATCGACCTTGACGGCCCCGCCTGCCGTCCGCTCCGTCAGTGACTCGCCCATACCGGCGAGAGCTTCCGCAATCTGCTTGTTCGAGTTGACCGAATCGACGCCGTACCGGGCGGCCAATTCGGCGTTCTCGCGTGCATCCTCGCTGAGAGCGGCGTCTAGCTGACGGGTGAACTCTTCATCAAGGATGAGCCCCTTACGCTGCATGTGCGCGCATATCCGGGCTATCTCGTGCTCATAGTCCACAAGCCGAGAACGGACTTCTAGCCGGGTCAGCTCAGCGGAAAGGCAGGGTTCCAGCCGGGCCGTAAGGATCACGTCTAGTCCCGCGTACAGGTTGTAAGTCGGGTGATCTAGGTCGATGCCAGCCCAGCCGGTTTCCTTCGTGAGCCCCAGCCCCCGGAAGACCGCCGTAAGGTCCCCCTGAGTGTCCGGGGCCGTCCGGTCGATGTAGTACCCGGACAGGGGCTTGAGGCCCGTTCCAATGCCCCCTTCCTGGGGTTGGCGCGGGTCCACTAGAGCGGCCATCACCTTTGTGTCTCGGGTCCGGGGTGCAAGGTCTTCCAAGGGAATGCCCGCGTGCCGATCAAGGACCAGCCAGTCAAAGGCAGCGTTGTGGATACAGAACCGGCGAGCCTTCGTCAACACCTCAAGGGCGGCGCGCCGGAAGTGGCCGCCCCGCTCCCAGTGAATGACCCACGCGTCATGCGTGTCGCCAAACTGGACTGTGCGCAAGCGGTACCCGTCGCTGAACACATCAAGGCCCGTGGTCTCCGTGTCCAGCGCGATCGGCCCGCGTTCCGTCGCCCGCTGAGCCCAGCTCACGAACGTGTCTAGCTCTTCTGGGGTCGCCGGTACGTGGACGTTCACCACGTCCCCGGCTACAGGGTGTCGATACGTCAGCACGGGCACGCTCCTAAACGCAGACAGACCACCGACTCACGTGAGTCGGTGGTCTGCTTGGGTGGTGGGTTACTTGGTGAAGATGCCGGGCCCGTCTGCGGGCGGCGCCGTTTCGGCCACGCGCACACCTGCGAGAGCGACACCAGCGCGCTTGATCACGCGCGTTACGCCCCGTTCCTCAAGAGCGCCGTAGAAGGTCCGTCGCGTCCACCTCTCCTTTTGGGGCAAGTTCTCTGCCTCGCACCAATCCAAGTAGTGATTGAACGCGTCGTTGCCGTTCATTACGTGGGTGTCGTCGCACTGCTCAAGAACGCCGGGCAGGAAGCCCGCCAGCGCGTCACTTGTGCGCCGATATTCGCTGCTGGCCTTTGTGATTACGTCCGGATCCTTGAGCCCACCCCGGTACCACTCGACCGCACCGCGCACCGCCCATGCGGCTATCCCTTCGGCTTCCTGCATGAGCTTGGTATCAAGGCCGTAATCCCGCTGGTGTCGTGCGAAGTATCGCGTAAACGGGATCATCTTCACGCGCCGCCAAAGCCCCTCGTCCTGCCCTTTGAACTTGGGCTTGTGGTTGGTGGCGAGAAGCAATAGGAACGTCGGCTTGAAAGTGAAGAACTCTTGCCTCAGAAAGCGGGCGGCTATCTCGTCCTTTCCGGTCACTCGCTTGAGTACGCTCTCAGACATGGGCTTGCCGGACTCACCCTCAGACGCCATGACGAGACGCGAACCCCTCAGCGCAGCAAGGTCGTTCGGAATCCCTCCGGACGGCTTCTCTTCAAACGTGGCAAACGGCGTGGTCCGGCTGATAGCCCGGAAGACGGCCGTAAGGGTGTCGGTCGCCACTGACTTGCCGTTCGCCCCCTTTCCCCAGAGAACACAGAAGCACTGTTCGGAGTTATCGCCCGTGATGCCGTAGCCAATGAGCCGCTGAAAGTAGCCGGGCAACTCAGGGGCTCCGGGGAAGATTTCCGTGAGGAACTGTTCCCAACGGGCGCACTCCGCTTGGGGGTTGTAGTCGAGATCGAGCCGGTACGTGAGCATGTCGCGCTTGTCGTGCGGGCGGAGTTCGCCGGTCCGGAGATTCACCGTGCCGTTCTTGAAGCTCAGCAAGTCCGGCCGGTTGTCGAACTCTGCCGCATCTACATGCACGGTCGGCACGCTGCGAAGCTCCGTCATGAGGGCATCAATCCGGGTGGTCATCGTGAACCCCCGCGCCTTCTGAGTCTCGCCAGCAAGAACCAGCGCGGCCCCCATACGGTGAATCTCCTGTCGTACGCGGACTTCTGAGCGCTCCCATGTGCGGCCGTTCCACACGTAGTAGCCCAGTCCCGGCGCGTAGCGAATGCAGCCGTCCGACCACGCAACCAACGCATGTGCGTTCATGGCGTCCGACTCGCCATAGCGATTGATGAGCCCGGCCAGAATGCGGGCCGCTTCGCTGCCTTCGTCACGGGTCACCACGTCCGTGCCGGTCCGGTCGGTCAGCTCAGCCGACACCGCTTCGGCTTGCGCTTCCACCGAACTCCCTACGGGGCGGGCGGACTTGACCGCATGGTGAAGCGCGAGGGGGAACGCGTGCGGGTCACGCTCTCGCCAATCCGTAAGGTCGTCACCGGAGTTGGGGACCGTGAGCGTGTAGACGGCAACCCCGTGGTCGGCAAGCCCTTCGGCAAGGCGCTGAGTGAAGCCACGCCCGGCAGCGTCGTTGTCACCGGCCACGATGACTTGCGAGCCCTTGAGTCCGTCAGCGAGTTCGGCGGCAAGGTCCGGGTTACCGGCCAGCGACGCCCCCCGGACGGCAACCGCGTCATAGCCCACGGCGCACGCTGTAAGCGCGTCTCCGGGCCCCTCAGTGACCAGGGTGACCCCATAACCACCCTGCCCCCTGAAAACGCCGTACGGGGCCCACCGCTGGCCTTCGGGGTTGCGGAGCGAGACCCACCGGCCTGGGCATCCCCCGCTCAGGTCCCGACCCTGCAAGCCACGGGCCACGCCCCGGAAGTCGAGAAGGGGCACGGTCAGCCGAGGGTATCGGGTGAACGCCCTTGACCGATAAGGGAAGTTGGGCACGCCGAACCCGTCATCGGCCCCAAGCCTCAGTTCGTCGGCAAGGTCGTCGTCCACGCCGAACCGCTGAGCCGCGTAGGCAATGGCCTGAGCCCCAACCTGGGACGACGGGTCATTAAGCCACTCAACGGAGCGGTCAACGTACAGGGCGAGCAGGGCCGTTGGGCCGGGACCGACCATTGCCGGACGCTCGCGCGGCACGGTCGCGCCGGGGCCGGTGGCGTCGAACAGGTCTCCCCATGTCAGCTTCACCGCGCTGACCACGGCCTCAGTCGGGCACCCTGCCCGGCACGTAATGCGGACCTTGTTGTCATCCCCCCGCCAGATACGCAGCGAGGGGCGCGAGTCCTGGTGTGCCGGGCAGAGCGCGAGGTAACCCCCGTCGTTCTGTTCGGTTACGTCTGTGAACCGGGCGAGTATCTGAGCGAACTTCATTCTTTGGCACTCCTTCGTTCACTCACCCTTGAGCGCGAAGGTTGCTCAGATCAGCCCGTCACTCTGCGTCCGTTCCGCGGGGCCCGACATGTCCGTTTCACTCCCATAGGCCCGGCGCCGGCATTCCCGCGGTTCTCACCGTGCGTGACGGAGTTTCCGCACGTCGGCAAGGAGTAGCCGGAAGTCCTCAAGCTCTGTGGTCATGTACCACTTGCCGGAATCCAGCCCCCGAAGCGAGACCGTGAACGCGTACTGGTCTGCAAACGCACGAGACGACAGACCCAGCGCGAGCCGTACGCGCGTCCATGTCCGGACGCTGAAATGCACCTTGCCGCGCCGGACGTTCAGCCGGGGCACCTTGACCACGGCAATCCCGTACGGGAATCCGGCATGCACGGCCTCAACTTCCGCTTGCCGCAGGAAGGTTGGGACGCTCGCGCGCTTCACGTTCTTGCACTCAAGAATGAACGGCACCGCGTGCACGTCGCCCACGTCGGCCGCCCCTTCTTGCGCCGGACGCCGGACGTTGTGAGCGTCGAACGGGTCCAGGAACTTGCCGTACTCATCTGCCAGCCCTAGCGCGGCGTTGAGGTAGTCGCGCACGTCTGATTCCCACTGAGTCCCCTTCACCTTGTTCGGGTTAGCCACGTCGGCACCGCCCCGCGACCAGGGCGACGGCCACGCCGACCACGCCCAGCGCTGACCCAGCGAGCGCCAACACCAGTGCGACCGCGAACGGTTCCCCTGCCATCAACGCGACCACCGAACCTCAGCGCCACGCGTGACAGCCGTTGCCGCCGCGTCGAGATACCGGCCCCAGTCGGCGCGCCCCTCAACACCGGGGGCGAGCCATACCGTGTCGCCCCGGCCCATCTGCCGAACGTCCCCCAGTGCGGGGGCGGCGTCGGCCGCTATACGTCGTTCCATCTCTCCCCTGTCCACCGACTCACGTGAGTCGGTGCCGATACGCCAAAGGGCCGGACAGTCCCCGGATTTGGGAACCGTCCGGCCCTGGTGTGCCTGTCAGTCGTCGTCGCCCGTGGCGTTCGCCATGATGAGCCGCGCGTGTTCCGCGCTGATCCACTCCGCGCGCATGGTCCGGCGCTTCGTGAATCCGCTCTCTGTGCCGGTCGGCTGCACCTTGAGCATGGGGCGGAGCCGCCCGCCCTCAAGTACGGCCGTCACTTTCTCAATGATCGCGTCGGACACCCGTACGCGGTTCCCCTGCCGGGCCGCGTAGTTGATGAGGTCACCGGGGTATAGCTCTTCCCCGGCGTAGTCGGTAACAACGCCCCTCTTAGCCAACAGCTCTTTCCTTTCGTGCTGCAACCGCGCGGCGTATATTCTCTGACGGGGTCACGGGCTCAAGATGTGCAGGATTTACGCAGAGCGCATTACGACATAGATGGTCAATCTGTAGCCCGTCCGGAACTTCCCCCACCATCAGTGAATACGCGGTTCGATGCGCATAGGTCATGCGCCCCCGGTAGTGGAAGCCCCCATATGGCTTGCAGCCTGCCCGGAACCGATTGCCGCGCAGTACCCCGCGCCACACCCAACACCCCTGATTGTTTGGCTCATAAAGTCCGTGGAGCCTGCTGAGGGCTCGCCGGTCGTACTCATCCTTCGTCACGGCTCAAGCCCTTCGTCATCGTCCACACCGAAGCGCCTACGCCGTTCATGAATTACCGCCTTGCGCGCTTCCGGCGGGAACTCCCAAATGGGCGACGCAACCGTTTCGTCGGTCGCCCCCTTGAGCGTCTTAGCCCAGTCGTACGCGGGCCCCTGATCGAGCTTTGCCACCGGCTTTACCGCTCGTCCGCGATGGCGTCGTTGTAGCTCTTGAGTACGTTGATTACGGGCTTGTAGTAGCTGACGTTCAGCCCCTTGTTCTTACCCTTCTTGATGGTGAACTCGACCAGCTCAAGCGTGAGTTCGGCCAGCGCGGGGCCGTCGATGGCGCGAAGGTCGTTGTCGTACTCGTGAAGAACGGACGCCATGACCCAACTGGACGACTGGAAACGGAACTTGCCAAGCTCCGGGTCATCGGCCAGCCGGAACGTGACGGTGATGGACGGGGCCGGGCCCATGAAGTCCTTCGCTGCCGCCTTCCGCTCAGCGAAGAGTTCCGGGCAGTGGCACGGCTTGCCCTTCTTCTCTTCCGGGGAAAGGAAGTTGGAGCCGTCGCAGTGGTGAACCAGCTTGTTGCGGTTCCAGAGCTTCATGTCCGCGTAAATGGCCTTCGGGCCGTCGAGAACGACCAAGACGGTTTCCCGGTCCGTGAATACGTCGATGAAGTTTTCGCCGGTCGAATCCGTCTCGATGGGCTCGCCCCCGAAGAGCTGAGCAACAGACTTGGCAACCACAGGGTCGCCCGTGGAAATGCGCCACTCCGAAAGCGCTTCGGGCTGGCCGTCCACCTGTCGGCCGGAATGGAAACGGCCCACGGTGTCATCACTGAACGTCTGCTTGGGCTTGGGCTTGGCGTTCGGGTCGGTCTCAAAGATGGTCAGTAGCGACATGCGCGCTTGCTCCTCATTGCTGCGGGATGAAAGAGGGGCGAGCGAGAGGGACCACTAGTCACCGACTCGCGTGAGTCGGTGGGGTCAACCTCTCGCCCGCCCCTTCTAGTTGGCCTAGAGCGCGGGTGTTGCCCGCCTACTTGGCGCGGCGCTGAGTGCCAGTCACGAGACCGCCAGCGCTCTTGGCGATAGCGCGACCGATGACCGTCTTAGAAACGTCACGGTCCCAGGTGAACACCTTCCGCAGCGCAAGAAAGGACGAGAACACCTCTTCGTCAACGCGTACCGGCTTGAACTCCCAGAGTTCCGGCGTGATGTGCAGAACGGCGGCACCGTCGAATTCCGGCATGGGCTCACTCGCGCCGTCCGGTGAAATGATCCGGTCGGCGTTCGCGTAGGCGCTCATCTGTAGCGCCACGTCCGGGTAAGTGGCCTTGCTGGTCTTCCAGTCGGCCATAAGCAGATGTGGCGTACCGGACCGGTCCGGGGTCGGGTTGCCGTCTTCGTCCAGCCATACCGTGAGCACGGCGTCAAAGCTTCCGGCGTACCCATGGGCATCTGACCACGCCACGTCTTCCGCGCGCTCAAGGCGGGGGTTCACGGCCTTGAGGAAGGCGGCGAAGTTGTCCCGGTACGGCGCAAGGTCCGGGTGGACGCTGCCGACGCACTCACCCCGGATCATGCGTTCAAACAGGTCGTGCGCGTCGCTGCCCACGTCGGCGCGCATCTTCGTGTAACGACGGCTGGCACCCTTGAGGTAGTCAACCGCCCCTTGCCGGTCCCGCTCGGCCATCTGAGCCACGAACGGCAGCGAGTCAACGGCGAGTTCGGCCGTCATCTTCGCGGCCCAGAACATCAGGAATGGCTTAGGCAGCATGCCGACCACGCTGGTTACGCCGGGCACCTTGATTTCCGGCCGTTCCGGGTGGACGTAGAAGCGGCTGCCGCCGCGCTGGATTGTGCGTACGCGTCCCACGCGTACCCCCTTGGTCTAGGTGGTCTGTCACCTAGTGGGGAGCGCGAGGGTTGCCGTGCCCCTGAGAGCCGCTGTACGGCCGTCTGTGGACATGAAAGAGCCCCGCCGGACCCACGGGGGCCAGACGGGGCTAGAAGGCGCTCAGGCGGGCACTCGGAGCTTTCGGGGAGACCCGTAGCACTCGGCGCAGTATCGCCGGTTCGGGAGCGCATTCCTAGCGCAGTGCTCAGCCGGGCGCACGCCGAGAATTGCGTTCACCTTGATAGCGGCACACTTGCGTTCACTCATGCCATTACCTCCTAGGCACCGACTCACGTGAGTCGGTGGTCTAACACGGAAACCCCCGGCCCTGCATTGAAGAGTCCGGGGGCTTCCGTTGGCGTCCGGCCGGTCAGCCCTTGATCTCCTTGCGGAGCACAGTAAGAAGGGCGGTCAGTTCGTCCAATGCCTCTTCCTGCTCCTCCGCGTCCTCAAGCGCCTTGATCTCCTTCACGTGCTTCTTCCACGAGTTCGTCATGCGCTTGATGTACGCGGCGCGAATCTCCTTGGGGGTCTTCTGCTCTTCGCCCCCGCCGCTCAGCGTGGCTTCCGCCTCTTCCTCGGAGAGTTCGCCAGCCTTGACGGCCTCTTCGACCTTCTTGCGCTCAAGAGCCTTCTTCTCGCGGTTCGCCTTAGCGATTTCGGCACGGGTCTGAGTCGGCAGTGCCTTGCCTGCGTCTTCGTAGTGCTTGAAAATTGCCTCAGACGGCTTGAGGTCCGGGTGGGCCTCAATCGCCTTGGCGAAGCGCTTGCGCTCCTCAAGGGTCTCGGGGGTGTCCTGGTCCAGCGCCCGAACGTAGCTGACTACCACGTCAGTCATGGCGTTGCGAACGTCCTTCTTGATGTCCCCGATGGCCCCACGGATGATGTCGGCCGTGTCGTCCGTGCCCTCTTCCGGCAGACCGGCGAGCACCGCGTCATAGACGGCCGCCGCTGCCTTCTTGGCCTGGTCGCTGCGGGCGGCAAGGTCCGGGTCTTCGTCCTTGTCGAGAATGTGAGTCCGAATGTCGAAGATGGCTTCCGCCACCTCCTTGCCACGGGCGAACTTCTGAGCGGCAACCTCCTTGACCTTTTCGGCAGCCGCAGTGATCCGGTCGGGGACACCCTCAACCTTCGTGAAGTCCTGAGTGCCCTTGACCTCAACGGCCTTGCTGGCAACCTTGTCGGCCTTGTCCTTGTCGGCCTTCGCCTTCTTGGCTTCCTTCTCCACCTTGTCAGCCTCAGCGCGAAGCTTGGCCTTAATCGCTGCCGCACCGGTTCCGTTGATGGCGTTGATTGCCTTCTTGATGGACTCGCGCATTTCGGCGACCGACTCAGGCTTACCTTCGCCGTTCAGCGAAGCAAGGCGCTCAATGTCCGCCCGGATCTCCTCAGCGGCCTTGTCCTGAGCTTCCTTGAGCATCGTTGCCTTAGCTGCCATGGCGTCCTTCTCCGTCTTCTCTTCGGTGGTGTCGGCGTCAACCGGCGTGATCACTGTAGCGGGAACGGTGCGGCCAAGTCCCGGAATCTCAATATTCGTTGCCGAGACATTCACGGGGCCAGTGGGAACGTGCTTGCTGCAACCCGCGCAAAGCTCAAGTTCGGGGTTTTGCTCAAGAGCGGGGCCCCAGCTACGAAGGGGGTTCTTGAGCTTCGCGGAGCAGTAAGGAACGTTCCCTTTGTCGGTCGTCTCCTTGATGGCGTGCGGCACTCCGCCGCTACCGGTGGCGCTGCCAATGCGAACGTCTCCGCGAACCTCGGACAGCTTGAGCTTTGCAGCCATGTTCCCCGCCTTTTCCAGTTCCGCGCTTTCGCGCTCCATGATCTTCCAGCAAGTGCGGCAAGGGTTGTAGTCCAGCACGTCGGTTGAATCGACGTAGCGGCTACCGGCAGAAATCATCATCTTGCCGCAGAGACCTTCATCGTTGCCGCGCGACAGGTGCACCGACTTGCCCTTGCCGATGACACAGAAGCCACGAGACTTCGGCTTCTCGTCAATCCAGCGCTGAATGTCGGTGACTCCCTGACTCATGACCCCGCCCCTTCGGCCCCGCTCGCTGCGGCGCTTGCGGGGCTAACAATGGCACACGCGCGCGCACGCACGCAAGGCACCGACTCACGTGAGTCGGTGGTCCGAAACGCGAAAAGCCCCCTGCCTGCACGTATGCAGTCAGGGGGCGATTCAGTTCGACCGACGGAGGGTCAGATCAGCGTGTCGGCAAGGGTGTTGAGGTCTGAGAGCGTGCCCACGTTGGCAATGCTCACGTCGGTCGGGTAGTCGTCTAGCGCCGTCTCGCTCTCATGGGCCGGGGCGGCCCCGGCGGCGCCAGGCCGGAGCACTCTTACCAGCCGGAAGCCGCGCGCCCGGAGTGCTTCCGCTTCGTTCGGATAGCGGCAGTCCGTGACCACCACGGGCAGGTTCCATGTGTCAGCCACGGCCACCTTGTCCAGCGCGAGACTGAGCCAGTGCCCGGGTTCTTGGTCCCGTACGGCTTGCCCGGAGCGCTGGAGTGTGCGCCGGACTTCCGGGAACTGGTCTTTGGCTCGCTCCCATCCGAAGCGCTGGACTACGGCGCTCAGCCGTGTCGGCAGGGGCCCGTATCCCGAAGGCTCATAGGCAACGATCGGGTCAAGACTCAAGACCATTTCCTTGAGCGGGTCGGCAAAGGCAATTCGGGTGTAGGAGTACCGGCTTATGAGCCGGGCGGCAATGGTGTCTTTGCCTGAGCGAGCGCGACCGATGAGGGCAATGTGCGGGTGTCCCATGCGGGCTTACCTCCTGTGGCTAGGTGCTGTCTCTAGCCCCGGGAGCGCAAGGGTTTCCCGCCGCCTACTCCTTACGGTGCCGGGCGGCAATTCCGGCCGTCTCAAGCGCGTCAACGGTCTTGCCGTTCTCAACGCGCTGCACCGCCTCACCGGTACCGAGAACGGCCGCAGCAACGCCCAGGATGAGCGCGGACGGCAGCGACGGCACGTAGTGCGCGACCAGGGCAAGCACGGCGACCGCAACGGCGTAAATCCGGGTTGCGTGGTCCTTGATGAAGGTCATTCGTTCTTCTCCTCTTTCGTTACGTTGCGTTAGTTGGAGCCCGGAGCCGGCGTCCGGCCAACCAGGGCAGAAACGGACATAGGGACTTCCGCGGTTCTCACCCAGCGTTACTAGACGCTGGGCACCTTGAGCGCGTCCCACTGCTTCTTGCCGGGCCAGCCGTCGCAGTAGGCGGGCGAGTCGCCTAGCTTGCGCTGCCACTTCCGGAAGCTCTCGCGGTCAGCGCTGGTCCACTGAGCGCCCGGACCGGACGAGTAGGCCGAACACCCCTCAGCCACAAGGCGCTTGCCCATGGCCGTCACGATGGGGCTGTTGGGGTTCCCCTTGAACCAGGCGGCGCCGGGGAACGCCTGATACGCGGGCTTGGGCTTGCCGGTCTTGAGTACCTGACCCGGGTAGATGGTGTAGGGAGCCTTCACGCCGTTCAGGTCGGCAAGCATCTGCCACACCACGCCGACCTTGGCAGCAATGCCGCTGAGAGTGTCCCCCTTCATCACGGTGTAGGTGCCACCAGACGAAGAACCGCCATCGGTGGGCTTGCCGCCAGCGGCCTTGACGATGCCGGGGAAAACCACATTGCGGAACTGTGCCGCTCGCGCGTCTCCGGGGCATGCGGTGCCACCGTCCGACCACTGCGAGAACATGCGGTGAATGCCGAACCCCGGGTCATCGTACGACCGGCTGATACGGAGCGGCACGCCGTGATGGGTGTGCATCCATACGCCCAGCTTGATGAGGGCGGAGACCTGGGCATCCGTCCACGGGTCCGTGTGGTTCAGGTTGCTGGCCGTCTCGACACTCACGGCGCCCGTGCCGTCGCTCCGACGGTTCGCGTACATATTGCTGTCTGCACGCGTCTGGGTGCCGATGTACTGCGCAATAGCGCCGTCGAATCCAACTCCGAAATGGGACTCAAGATTGGTCGAGTCTCGCCAGTATTCGTAAATTCGCTCCGGGGTCCACGGGGCGGCAACAGAATGAAAAATGAGCTGAGTTGGCCGGATGGCAGGCTGAGCGTCGGACTCAGGCTGTAGCTCCATCTTGCGTGCATTGGGGTACCAAGCCATAGGGATTTCTCCTTCGGTTAGATGTTGGCAAGTGCCATGATTGCCGGGTCAATTCCGACTTCGCCGGTAGCCGGATTCACGGTCGGCGGCATGCCGTTGAAGTTGTCGCCAGCGACGGCCCATGCCCGGTTGAAGGTGTTGCCAAGCGAGAAGTTCGCCGGGGCTGAGGCGGATTCGTTCACCACGTGCATGTAGTAGAAATCTGTGGATGCTCCGTTCATCCAGAAGCCCGCCCAGTACCGGCCCGGTTGAAGCGTGATGCTGTTCTGTAGCTTGAGCGGCACGGGTCCGATGTGGTTAGACACTGCTCCGGGGGCTCCGCCAATCCCGGCTTCCGGCAGGCTGGCCATTAGGCCGGTCTCCACCAGGCGCTTGCCGTTCTCGTCATAGATGCCCGCAGCAAAGCGCGCAGCGGGTACGGCAGTTGAGCCAGCCCAACCACGGGAAAAGATGACGACAGCATTGACGCTGGTGGGCTCAGTTATGCAGATGCCACCCATGTAGACCCGCTTTGGCTTGGCAGGCTTGGCTACAGGGTTCGCAATGCCGTACGGGTCACAGGTCCACGCCTCAAAGCCCAGCGTCTGAGGGGTCCACACGTTCTTGAGCCCCGTCACGGGGAGCTGAGCAACGGGAACCTTGCCGGAAGCGTCAAGCGCTGCAACACCGTTGACCGCCCCGCGTGCAGTCACGGCGAGCGCGGACACGTCAGCAGCCGTCAACGTCACGGACGGGCCCGATTTGCTGTTGACCGTGGTCACCACTCCGGACGGGATGGAGAGCTGACCGGCCGGAACCTTGCCCGTGGTGTCGAGCGTGGCAATGCCGTTGGCAACCCCCTTGTCGGCAACGGGGATTGCCCCCACGTCGGACGGCAGTAGGGACACGGCCCCGGTATCGTCCGGCTGTACGCCGTTCACGGCCGTGACGGTGCCCGCTCCGGTGCCATCCTTGCCGGGCTCGCCCTTGTCGCCCTTGTCGCCCTTCGGACCCTGCGGGCCGGTTGCGCCCACGTCGCCCTTGTCGCCCTTCGGGCCGGGCACGGTGCTTGCCGTCCCTGTGTCACCCTTCGGCCCCTGAGCGCCTGCCGCGCCGGTCGCTCCCGTATCCCCCTTCGGACCCTTGAGGTTCGCCACGGGGTTGCCCCAGCCGGACGTACCACGCTGCCACACGTCGCCCGTGTCGGACCTGAGCAGGAAGTCACCAACCTTCGCGTCAGTGCTGGGAGTTGAGGCGTTGTTGACATACCACGCGGCCCCCCGGATCACGTCGCCCAGCTTCGCCCACGCGCCGCCCGCACGGGTCCACATCGTGACCGTGGTGGACGTGACCCCCAGAAGGGTGCGGGTGTCGTACTGCGTGTAGAAGTCGCCGTCACGCCCCAGCACGGACGTAGGGGCGGCGCCGCCGGTGAATATCTGCGAGCCCGCCACCGGCACATAGTTGGGCGTGGTCGGGTCGGCCGGTGCAATGTCGGCAAGGTCAATGTCCGCAGACGCCTTCGGCAGTAGCACGCTGAACGTGCGCCCGCCGATGACCCCCGAAAGGTTCTCCTTGACCACGTAAGACCAGCCGGACGGCTGCATGTTCGGCGCGTCCGTCGCTGGAAGCCGCACGGAGAAATAGCCGTTCTCGTCCAGCACGGCCACGACGGGCCCGGCAACGAAAAGGTCCGAATCCGGGAACGTCAGGAGTGACGGGGCGTTGAACGTGACAGTTCCGGCGAGCGGTCGGCCGTCTGGCCCCATGTACGTACCGTGCACGACGACCGTAGGAATGTTGGCGGGTAGCGCTGTCAATCGAACCCCCTAGGCATGAGAGAGGCCACCGACTCACGTGAGTCGGTGGTCTGGCGTATGAATGAGAGCGGGGCTACCTACTCAGCAGCTCAGCTATCTGTGCGCGTAGTTCTGCGTTCTCGCTCCGCAGTGCGCGAACCTCCGCGTGAAGTGCGGCTAGCTCCATTGACTGCCGCTCCACCTTTCCCCGATAGGCTTCCGCCTCTTCCTTCCAGGACGCTTCCATGCCAGTGCGGAACTTGTGAAGCGAGACGGCCAGGAACACGAGAAGGGGGACGAGTATTTCAGCGATCCCGTACAGCCGGGCGAAGTCCATGATTCACCCCCTTAGACCCCGAAATAGGCTTCCGTGATATCGGGGTCACGGCCCCAAGTACTGTTGGTCCCGCGCGTCCATGCCCAGCCCTTTTCGGTGGCTTCTGGAATGCGGGATTGCGGGAGCCCAACGCAGTAATGCATGGGAGAGATGCTGTAAGAGCCCTCATCCCAGTTCGGCAGAGTCACGAAATCCGGGGCCCATGGGCTGCCGTTTCTATAGGCGGGAATCCACCACCACTTGCCGCCGTCGTCCTGCTTGTATCCCCAGTTCAGAATGTTGCCATTGACGGCTGAGCCTTCGGTGGCGGAAATGGCATAGATGGTCTGACCCTTGGGATTCTCGGGCCCCTTCTTATATCGGTGCTGTAGTTCGATGGTGTAAATGGTGGTGTCGTCTGCGTAGTCCCAGCCGTACGGGATTCCGTGCACCCAGCGCATGACGACGACACCCACCGTCCGGGCCGTGGTCCCCGTGAGGTTCAGAACGCTGGACGCGCTGACGATCTGGCGTTCAGCCTTGCCGGTGTGCCGGAAGGCGGCTAGCCGTACTTCGGCTTCCCGCTTGCCGGTGTAAAGGAAGTCGGTAATGAACTTGCATTCCACGCGGTCAAAGGCGAGCCCGGTTGCGTTGGCGATACTCACGGACGACCAGACGTTTCCGCCTACCTGCGGTCGGCCCTGAGCGGCCCACTCAACGGCGGGGTACCGGTCGAACTTGGTTACCGGCTCAGGGGCTCGCTCAATGGCCGTCATGCGGCGCTTGAGTTCGGCAATCTCGTTCACCAGGGACGGGGGCACGGCGTTAGCTTGGGTTGGCATTGCTCCACAGTTCCTTACTCGCTAGAGCGAGCTTGATGCTCTCGCTTCCGTTCACGTCAACCGTCGTCGTGCATTCGGTCACAACGAATTCGTCGTAAAGGGCGACGTATCCCGCGTCAACGTCAATGGCCGTCACGTCCCCGGGCACGAAGTCCAGGGGGCTGAATTGGTCCGGGTAGAGGGTCAGTTCAGGAATAGCGACGGGCACAGCCCCCGCGTTGATGGTGGCTTGTGCTTTATCTATGAGCGTTTGCGTTTCCTTCACGTCGGTGTATGAGCCGACCATGACGCGCTCAGGCATTCGCGCAGCAAGTGAGGTGTTTCTGAAGATGCCGACCAGTTTTTCCCCGTTGCCCTTGTCCGCGCCGGTCGCATAGGCCACGGTGCAAAGCGCCGTACTGTCGTAGCTCACGCCGGTCACGTTGCAGTTCACGCGGTGCGTCAGCACGTGTGAGGCCGCCGCGCCGGAACGGCTGGTCATGACGAAGCGGTGCCCCAGCTTCTTACCGGCCGTCACCCAGTAGGGCACGTACCGAAAGTTGAACCCCCCGATATTGTCGGCCAGTTGCTCAATCGCTTCGGCAACGTTCTTGAGTTCGTACCGGGTCCACACCGTGGTTCTCAGGTGGCCGGTCGGCTGCAATTGGCTCGCTTCGGTGCCTATGCCGTTGTTGGCGTTGAAGTAGTCAAACCATGCCTTGATGATGTTTGCCTGTTCCAAGCTCTTCGCCGTCCAGCCGTTGACGAAGTGCCGACCCTGGTAGTGCGAGTGAAAGCCGGATGCGCTCAGAGACAGAGTGCCCGCCGCAATGTCAGCGGCGAGAGCCCAGAGAATCCCCGCCCAGACAGGTTCGCCGTTCCGCAGGATGGCAAGCCCGCTCACGCCGGGCGTGAGAGATTCAGGGTCGGCTTCCGGCGCGAAGAGGGGGATTCCCACCGTGGCGGTTCCGGCAGCATTCAGCGAGTGCGTGAACTGAATTGCGGTGACTGGCAGATCTGTAATCACGTTGCCGGTCTTTACGTCCGTCTGGACGACGGAGTATGCAGCGCTGGCCATTAGACCCACCTGTTCCGCCAAGTAATCTCGGCTTTCGTCGGGCTGTTCACGGCCAGCGTGGACAGCGAAAGCCGGTGGTCACCGAATCCGAATTCCGGCCATGTGGACCCCGCCGTAATGCGGTCGTTGAAGTTGGCCCCGGAAGCGGTAGAGGTGAGGGTCTGCGCCTCAGAGTTGATGGTCAGCCCACCGGCTAGATTGGTCATGCCGAACCATGCCCCCGTGATCTCGTCCCGAAGGACGCAATCCTTGGCGTTGGTCAGCTTGATGACGGGAAGCGCGGGCACGGAACCGGCCTGCCGGAAACGTAGCTTGGGGTCCGAACCCTGCCACGGGGCGGAGAGGTTCAGCGAGACCAGCGCGTCACCGTACACATGCGGGTCTGTCGCAAAGAGTTCGACCACGACGTTGCACACCAGGTGCGCGAAGTTCAGATCAATCGGCGCGGTGCGCTTGCGCGGACGGGCGTTCACGAAAGCCGTTCTGTCGCCCGCCACTCCGGGAAAGTGGAACCGAAGGGGCCTTTCCCTGTCGGCCAGCGAGAAAGCCGCGTAGACGGCGCTCAGGGCGTCCGTGAACTCTTCCCGCGTCCGCCCGTACACCTCAAGCGTCAGCGTCACGGCACGGCCGTTCATGTAGTCGTCACCCGGATAGAGCCCGTGCCGCTGGACAAGGGTTAGATCTGCGGTCCGCATGTCCGGCAGCGAGAGCAAGCCGTCAACGGCGACTAGCGATATGGCGGAGCTGGGAGCCCCCATGACGAGACCGTTGTACTCACACGTCCAGTCGCCCAACTCCGCCACATCTACCCCCTGTTGATATGGGCCACCGACTCACGTGAGTCGGTGGCCTACCGGGGCGCGACCCGAAGAGCCCAAGCCACTTCGCGCCCAATTGCGAACGGGTCGGCGTTACTGGTCACGTTGACCGTCACGCCGGAACTTGCCGGGGCGGCATGGTTCGGGACCACGTGGGAACCGCCCGGAAGGTTGACCCACTCGGGGCCACGCTCGCCAACCCTGGTCAGACCGGAAGCCGGACCACCCATTGCGCGAATCTTGGGAATGGGGTTGTGCGGCAGATCGACGCCGATAGGGCCAATGCCGATGCGGTCTGGAATGGCCCAGTTGAGAAGGTCGATTAGCGAGTTGATAGCGGTCTTGATTCCGCGCGCCACGGCCGCGCCGATGTTCTGGCCGAAGCTCGCAAGTTTCGACAGCCCCTCACCTAGCTTGGCGATGATGGATGCGCCGATATTGCGGGCGGCGTTTCCGATGCTGCCGACAAAGCCCATGATTCGACCCGGCAGATCACGGAAGAATCCGATCACCGCGTCTAGGCCAGCCTTCGCCTTGTCCTTGACCCACTGGAAAGCCTCAGCGGTCTTCGTCTTAATCGTGTCCCAATGCTTGATCAAGAGCCCCGGGCCGGTGAAGTTCAGGAACAAGTTCTTGAGCCATTCAAAGACGCCCTTGATTTTGTCCCACACCCACTGAAAAGCCGCTCCGGTCCATTGCTTGATCTTGTCCCAATTGGCCCAGATGAGGGCAGCGAGCCCGACAATGGCAGCGATGATCAGCGGGATTGGCCCCATGGCGAGAAGCCACGCGGCAGCCATCCGGGCCGCCTGAATCATGGACTGAGCACCCATAAGCACCCACTGAGCCACCATGATTGCGCCGTTGGCCACTGCGGCGGCAGCACCGGCTACCCACTGCGCAACAACTACCGCGCCGGAGATGACGGCTTGTCCGCCCGCCTTGATCCACCCGCCGACCACGGCCCAAGACGCGGCCACCTGCGTTGCCGCTGAGCCTGTCGAAGATGCGGCAGACGTGATCCAGGCGGCTACGGCGCGCGCACCGGAGACGGCAGACTGAACCCCCCACTGAATCAGCGCGGGCAGCAGCACGACCGTAATTGCCGTCGCTATGCCAAGGAATATGCCCTTGTGCTCTCCGACGAACCGAAAGGCGGTGCCGGTGGCCTCAGCGAAGTTGCGGACGGCAGGAACCACCGTGTCCACAAAGACAGCCTTTGCCGCGCTCCCGATGGGTGCGAACTTGGTTGCCAGAGATTCCAGCTTCGGCAGCACCTTGCCGCCGATCACATCTACAGCGCCGGTTTGGAGCGTCCGCCAGAATGCCGTAAGGCGCGTCGAGGCGTTGTCGTGCAACGTGTCGCCTGCCGCCTTCGCCGCACCCGCGAACGAGCCCAGAGAGGCAACAGCGGTCTTGGGGTCCATGGCGTGCAACGCGTCGCCCAGGTCTTCGGCCTTGGTGCCGAAGAGCCCCAGTGACACCGTGTTCAGCTCCACCGGGTCCTTGAGCTGACGCATGGCAGCGAAGATCTTGTTCGTCGCTTGCGCGGCCTTTGGCCCGCCTCCGGCAAGCGCCTTGACCATGGCGTCACCGTTCAGCCCCAGCGTCTTGTACGCGTCTCCGGCCTTCGAGAGGTCCAGGCTGTTGAGCGTGAATTCCTTGATGGCGTCGGCGGCAACGTCGGAGTCACGAGCGCCCGCCCGAAGCGCCTGATTCATAAGCCCCAGCGCGGTAGGGCCATTCATTCCGATTTTGCGGAATTGGGTGCTGTACTCGTTGAAGGTATCTAGCAAATCCTCGGACTTGTTGATACCCAGTTGGGTACCGCGAACGAGCAAATCCATGGCTTCGTCATAGTTCTTAACCAAGCCCGTCTTGACCATCTGCCCGGCCGCATTGGCGGTCGGCCCCAGGTCCTCACCCATGATTTGCGCGACGTCCATGAGCTTGGAACCGATTTTGGATATCTCATCGGCCGTGGACCCCGCCGGAATAAGCCCTTGCTGCCAAAGACTCTTCAAACCGTCGTTGACTTGCTCCATGGAGTCGCCAAGCCCGGAAGAGAAAATCTTTCCGGCTGCCTGGCCCAATGTCTTCGCCTGGCCAGGCGTAGCGCCTACCTGAACGGCAAGAAGGTCGTTTGCCTTTTCCCGGTCCATGGCCTCTTTGAGACCGGACCCCAGCGCGGCACCAACGGCACCGCCCACGGCAAGAGCGGCAACACCAATCTTCTTGGCAATGCCCTTGAGCCCTTCACCGGCATTGTCGGCGCTATGGGCGATTTCCTCGCCCATGCGTCCAGCCTCACGAGAGGCGCCCTGCATTGCCCCTTCAACCCTGTTGGCGAACTGATTGACTTCCTGCGTTCCCTGAGACAGAGAACGGCTCAAGTCGTCCAGATCACCGAGAAGGGTGATGGTGATGGGCCTAGCCATGGAACCCCCCGAATATTACTCTGCGTATATCCCGCGGGGCGGCCGGCGTGGGGGTTTGATATACGCAGGGTGAGAATCACGTCATGACAGGGGTTCGGCGCTCCCCCGGCGCCGTACCTCCGGAGCGCCCGCGTGCCGTGCGGCGCTCCGCCTTTTTCTGTGCCTCAATATCGGCAACCATCTGGTCGGCCAGCGTGTTGAAATCCCTCAGCGAGAGAGAGCGCACATCTGACCAAGTGAGCCCCCGGAAGTGGCCGACCAGACGCGCGCACGTGATTACTCGCTGAGCGCGGTAGGGTCCGCCTTCGCCTTTTCCTTGAACTGGATTCGCAGCTTGCCCGCGTCCTCAGCAGTGAAGTTGGGGTCTTCCCGGCGCTTGATGACAACCGCCATAGCGCGGATCATCTTGCCCTTGCGGGCGCCCGGCTTGGCCAGCATGTCAAGCGGGCCGTCCACAATCTCTTCAATGAGGTCAATCTCATCAATGGTCAGGCTGTCGATATCAAGGGCAAGCACGTCGTCAATGCTGCCCACGTCGGTGTTCTTCTTGGTACCCATATCTCAGCTCTCCAATTTCGCTCGAATTACGGCGGAAATCTCGCGTTCGTACGCCTCGGAAACCTTGTCGCTGTTCCGGGCCATGGCCCGGTACAAGAAGCGGTTCGGGCGAATGCCCCTCTTCGGGTAGCCGAAGTGGATTGCCCCCGCGTAGGGGGTGCGGGAAGCGGTTCCCGCCTTGATGGCAGCGGAGTTGGCCGACGCGACCACCTTGACCGACTTGGCGAGTTTGCCGGGCCGGTACTTCTTGTTGTCCTTTGGTGTGCGCGTGTGCTGCGGAACCCCCCGCTGAGCGTCCGGCTTGACTATCTCCGCTGCCTCTTTGTTGACTTCGCGGACCTTCTTGGAAAGGTCCTTGTCCTTGAGTTGGCGAAGGGTCTTCTTTAGCTGGTTCAGTCCTTCGACCTGGACCGAGAACCGCGAGCCCGCCATTCCTCCCCCTTGCTCACCGACTCACGTGAGTCGGTGGTCTCGCCTACTTGTCGGGCGGGGTGAAGCCGGGCGTGGGATCAACGTACGTGACCTTGATTGCCGACCGGCCGTCTCCGGGGTCCAGCACGCGGAACGGAAGCTCAGTAACCGTCACGTCGTCAACGGATGCTTCGGGGCTGTCTCCGGTGAACTGGATTGCCGGGCATTCGATCTTCATTGACGTGCCCGGGGTGAGTCCGGCGAAGTCGATGACCAGGGAAGCCACCTTGCCCGCAATGAAGGCTTCGTACATCTTGAGCGTGTCGCTCGTGAACTCGCCTTCTAGTGTGCCCTCGTACGTCGGCATGGCCGCTCGTACGGGGGTCTTCTTGAGCGCATTGCCGCGCAGGAAGCGCCGGTCAACCTTCATGCCACGATCGCCGGTTAGCTCTAGCTTGTTCGCGTCTACCGTCACGGCCTTGCCGTCGATGGTCAGCGCGATAGCCGTACGCGTCCAGTCGTAGACGTACGCCTCTTCCGGGTAGACGATCGGCAGCGCGTCAGCGGGCTTGTCCGAATGGCTCACGTCCTGAAAGTCGAACGTGGAAGTGAGAGTGACCGCGTTCTCTACCTCGGCGGTCAGTTCCCACTCAGTGACCACACAGCCAACGTGCTTGTAGGCCACCGACTTGCCGTCCGTGGTCGGCCGGATCATCTGAGCCGTGAACGAGGGTGAAGCACTGTTGGCGCCGCTCTCGAAGACGTGAGTGGTAAGTCCCGTGGTCCCGTTGGGGGTTCCGCCGTTGTAGGTGTCGAACGAAGCGGAAAGAACGGCAGCGGCCCCGGCGTCCAGTAGGTCAATCTCTAGCTCACCTTCGCCGCCCATGTTGACCACGTTCCGCCGGTCGGCGCGGGCCGTCTGCATACCGGCGCGAAAGCCCACGCTTTCGATGAACTCTCGGGTGGTCTTCCAACTGTCGGACTTGCCCTCATAGCCCAGTGTGGACGTGGCAGCGGTGCCGTACGTCGTTTCCTTGCCAATGCCAATGGCAGCGTCTAGCGCCATGTGTTCCCCCTAGGTGATCCGGCCGCGAATCCGAACGCGGACAGTCAGCGCGGCGTACGCGCCATCGGTTGATTCGGCCGTCTCCGTCTCGGAGGATTCCGGCCGCACGTCGAGAAGCCCCGGCACGCTCGCCGGTACGACGGAGCGGCAGGCTTCTGCAATGGCGTCACGAAGGCCGTAGACGGCCCTCTCAGCGCCTACCGGGTCGCCGGGCGTGATGACCAGCCCGTGAACGTCCACGTAGCTTGTGACGGCCGTTGGCTTGCGCGGCCCCTGCCGCATGGCGACAGCCGCAAGCTCTTCGTCCCCCGTCGCCCCTAGCCACACCTGTTGGCGCCGGTCGCTCTTGCCGGTCTCAGCGAAGGTGCATTGCACCCCCGTCGGAACGGATGCCTTGAGGCAGTCGAAAAGGGCAACCTTTGCGTCGAATACCAGCGCCACGGATGCCCCCCTTACATGAAGATGAACGGCAGCCGCACCCGGTACCGGTTCAACTGCGCGTTGACTTCCGGCAGGCTGGTCGGCCGCCATGTTCCCCCGGCTTGCGCCAACTGAATTGACCCGAACTCGCTTTGAAGCTGTAGAGCCCGGTCCGGCACGCGCGACACAAGGTCAAGGCAGTATTGCCGGGCGAGCGTACGCACACACCAACGGATCGTTTCCGGGGGCGCGTCGGTCCCCTCCCATTTCCGGCCGCAGTAGCTTTCGACCGTCTCAACGGCGTACGCGATTGCGTCCGTCAGCGTCTCGTTCGGGAAGAGCGCCACATCTTCCATGCCGTCCAGCGAGCGAATCTCTTCAACGGTCGCGTAGGACATGTGCACCCCCTCAGCGAAAGGGGGACCACCGACTCACGTGAGTCGGTGATCTCCCCTCAACTACCCGCCGCGCCTTACGGCTTGGGGGTCACGGTCAGAACCTTCGCGGACCGCTCATCCACTAGAAGGCCGTCAGCCCGCTGAATGAACCGGTAAACGATCTGGTCCGTTGCGAACTTCGCATCCACGGAGCGCTCAACACGGAGCGGACCGGCAAGGCGAACCTTGTACTTGCTCAGGTCACCGAATAGAACCTTGTCGTCCGGCATGGCAACGTCTGTGGCGACATTCTTGCCGTTGAAGGTATCCGGGGCACCGGCCGTAAGCGCCGACTGCCATAGGTACTGGCCGTTGGCGTCCTTGAGCTTGCGCATAAGCGCGGCAGTCTTGTCAGACACGACGAAGACCGCGTTGCCCCGGTAGGACGAAGACAGCTCATAGAACAGGTCAATGAGCGCGTCGGAAACGGTGGTGTCCTTCGCGCCTGCCTGCCAGGAAGCGACGGCAGCCGGGGCAGCGTTCAGAATGCCCTTCGGCTGACCATGGCCGGTACCGGCTAGGAAGTGCTCACCCATGCCGTGACCCAGCGCGGGGCCAGCGTCGCCTACCAGGAAGCCCACAAGGTCTAGCGCCTGATCCTGCACGAACTCCGTAGAGACCACGGACGCATAGGCGTACTTGTAAGCGCCCACGGACCGCTGAACGGTGGTCGGCGTGCTCTCGGGAATGTTGGCATTCTCGGCAACGATGCCAGCCGACGCACGACCGGTCACAACCGTGAAGTCGATCGACTCGCCCCCGGACGTGGTGAGAATCGACGCGCCGTTACGCATGACCGTGGACCGCTCTACAGCCTCAGCGAGAAGCTGACCGAAGAGGGTACGCGGAATGACGTTCCTGCCGGTGTTGGTATCGACAACGGCGCGCTTCTCCGGGGCGAAGGTGGCCGCCTCATAAAGACCCAGCGACCGGAGCTGAGTAGCCGCCTCAGCTAGCTTGTCCTGAGTCTCACGCTTGCCGCTCGCGCTTCCGGCGCCCTTGAGTCCAGCCATGAGGGAACTCACCGACTCAGAAGCCTTGATGGCCTCAACGCCCCGCTTCACGCGGCCGTCATAGTCGGCAATGGCGTCGAGTAGTCGAGTCTCCTTCTCGCGCGCCGAAGCGTCCATGTCCTTACCGGCGAACTCCTCAGTCAGCGCGCGGAGTTCGTTAGCGGCCTTCTCGCGCGCCTCAAAGTTCGCGCTGAGAGTCTGTGCGTCCATTACTGGACACCCCCCTTGTGGTAGAAGTGCGCGAATCGGAAGCGCGCGGGATGAACAGGCACCGACTCACGTGAGTCGGTGCCCTGATCTGAAATGCCGAGTGCCAGCGCGATAGAGCGGCTGAGACCGGCGTCAGTGGTCGGGTAAGCCGGATTCAGGACCGGGCCCAGTTCCACAACGGCCATGCTGGTGATCTCGCGGATTGGTAGCCCCGACTCTTCGTCAAGTTCGTCATGGACTCGCTGGCCCCCGTCGTTCACACGGAAGGTGAACGAAGAGCCGCGTACGTCCCCGCGCTTGAGAAGTTCGGCTAGGTCACGGCCGGTCGTGGTGTTCGGTAGGTCGATCTCATACCAGCCGCCTTCGGCGTCTTCGCCGGTCCGCAGCGTTCCCGAACTCGCTCGCCCAAGAACGTTGTTCATGTCGTGGTTGAACGTGGCGAGCACGTCATTAGCCCTCAGCGAGTCGGCCCCAGCTCCGGGGATGATCCGCTCACGGAATCCGCCTAGGTTGTGGCTCAGCTCGTTGAACCGGTAGGCATACCCGCGCATGGTCACGGCGTCACCATCGGCCCGAACCTCAGCCGGTCGGGCTAGGTTCCTCCGCTCCGTCTTCATCGGACGGTTCCCCCTCTTCGTCGGCCCCGTCATCTGCCGGGGGTTCGTCTGCGGGCGGGGGCTCAATGGCGGCAGGCTTGACAGGCTCTTCGTCAGCCGTCACATCGGAGAGGTTCAGCGGCACGCGGTGCGCTTCTCCCGCGCCGTCCGGCAGGGGCTCTAGGTCTTCCCAGCCGCGCACTTCGTCAATGCTGTAAATGCCTTGCTGCAAGCCGATTGAGTACATGTTCATGCGCTCAGCCGGGGCCCCGCGCTGGATTCCGTCAAGGCTGAACTTGACGAACTTGTGTCGGTCGGCCGTCTCCGCGAAGAGCAAGCGGGTAAAGCCCGCTTCGATGCGTTCAAGCCACGGGCGAAGGCTGAACATTGCGAACGCCTGGTTTTGCTCAGCGAGCCCCGAACCCCAGCTAGTTGAGTTCGTCGCGTCGGCAATGAGGTGAGGCGGAACACCGAAGATCCGGGAGATTTCCGGTACCTGAAATTGCCGGGTCTGCAAGAACTGTGCTTCGTCCGGCGAGAGCGCGACCTTAGAGAACTTGGCCCCTTCGGTCAGCAGCGCCACACGGTGGGCGTTCTCCGCCCCGCTGTTCGCCAGCCTCCACGCCTCACGCGCTCGCGCTAGCCCCTCTTCGGACATTGCGCCGGGCACTTCAATGAGCGCCCCCGGCATAGCCCCATTGGCGAAGAACTTAGCGCCGTAGGTCTGCGCCGCCATGGCAAGCCCGATGGACTCGCGCGCAAACGCGATAGGCGAAACGCCGGTGAACTCTCCCGGCAGCATCATTCCGGGGATGTGCAGAATCTCGCGGGTGGTGAACCAGCCCAACGCGACTTCGTTGCCGTCGTCGTCATAGTCGGCCACATAGAAGACCTTGCGGCGCTTGCCGTCCACCACGACCGTATGCGTGTCGATGCGGTTCGGGTCCAGCACCTCAAGCCCGACGATGTTGGGCCCGTCCCACAGAACCGCTAGATACGCGTTGCCGTCCAGCAAGAGGGAGAGCACCACCTGAGACAGAAGGTCGATGCGCCCAAGCCCGCCCGGCTCAGCGTTCGGATAGTCAAGCCACGTAGGCGACTTGATCTCTTTCCGGACCCCGCCCCTACGGGAGTAGGTAGCCACCGGCAGCGTGCAAATCGTCTCGCTCAGAAGGCGAACGCACGCGAAGACAGCCGAGACCGTAAGCGCGCTGTTCGCATCCACCTTCTGACCGGATGCCGACACCACGCCGGGCAGCGGGAAGAGATCCGATACCGGGTCCCACTGCGCCCGCTTCTCGACTTCCTGAGACGGCCCCCGGAAGAGCGCACGCCAAAAGCCCATGTGAGCCACCCCCCGCGTGACTCACATGGGCACCGACTCACGTGAGTCGGTGGTCTGAGTCCTGCTATTCGTCGTCTAGGTACTGGTCGAATTCCGGGGCGCCCACGTTGAACACGCGGCCGTCTCTGTCCTCCCACGTGGCGACAATGGCCGTCTCAATCAGGTGGGGGTTCTCTTCCCGGAACATCACTGCGCCGTGAACCGCAAGGATCATGGCGATTGCAAGGTCAATCTTTCGGCGCGAACTCGCATGCTCTTTCGTCACGCGTGCGCCGTTCTTGTCCTCCCGCAGCACGGCGTTACCAATGTGCCGGGCAAGTGCCGGGTCTCCGTCGTGCGAGAGACGGCCGTCACGGCACGCGTCGTAAACGATCTGCGTTGCCGGAACCATGCGCTTGAGAGAGTTGGTCGGGAAAGCCTCAACGGGCCACCCCTCAGCCTCAAGGTTGTCTAGCGTCTCTTCCCAGCGGTACGGGTCGGCCACCAAGTTCCGCACGTGGTAGGTGTCCAGCGCGGAGCGGAGAGCGTCACGCACGTCAGCCATAGGGACGCGCCAATGCGCATCATCGGCCGGTGCCTCCCAGTGCCCCAGCACGAACACGCGAAGGTCACTCACGCGGGCAGCCACAAGGGCCGTGCTGTCACCCTTCCAAGAGCCGTCAAAGCCCAACACCACGGCGTCACCGGGACTCAGGGTGTCGTCTACCGCCAGGGAATCCCAAAGGCCGTGAGGCAGCCACGTGGAGGCGCCACGGACGAACTGAGACAGACGGTAGATCCGGAAACTTGCCTCCGTGCTCCGCTGAGCGGCAGCCTTGAAATCCTCTTCGTTCAGGATCTCGTACGACGGGTTGCACGCGCGCCACACGTCCGGGTCTAGGTGGTCCACCTGTTCCCCGATGCGCGGGCCCCAGCTCCGGTAAAAGAGTGTCGGGTCCGTGGCCTCACCGGAGTTGACCCGCTCGCCTTGCTCGCAGAGCTTGGCGAAGGGGCCGTCAGGGTCGGGGCCAGCCGTCGAGACAACCCACGTAATCGGCTGGCGTCGTGCGGCGCTACCCAGCGTGAGCGCGTCGAATAGGTCAGCCGACTTGCTGAACGCGTACTCATCAAGGCTGACCGCTGAGGGATTGAGCCCCTGTTGCCGTCCGGCATCTGCCGACACCACGCGATAGGTGCAGTCCTTGAACTTGATCACGTCACGCTGAACGTCACATACAGCACTGAGCTTAGGGCTCGCGTTCACCATCTGCTTAGCGGCATCGAAAACCATTCGAGCCTGATTGCGGTCATTCGCGGCAGCGATGATCTGACGCTGAGAATCAGCACGGTCGGCTATCAGGTGGTAAAGCATGATGGCCGCCGCAAGCGTGCTCTTGCCGTTCTTCCTGGCAATGCACACGACGGCCATTCGATGCTTGCGAACCCACCGACCGAAGGCGTCTTGCCGGAGTTCGTACGCGTCAACGAGTAGCGAGCGCTGCCATTCCAGAAGCCGGAACGGCTGACCGGCGAATGAGCCGGTAAGGCGGCAGAACTGTTCGATCCAATTAGCAACCCGGTAACCCTCGCTCGGGAACGGCGCGTCAGCCGGAATGTGGCGAGCGATCACAGAATCAATGCCGGTCACGCTCTCCCCTCCCCACGGGCACCGACTCACGTGAGTCGGTGGTCTAGAAGTCTTCGGGACCGGCAGCCACGCGGCGAGCCTCAGCCGCCACGATGCCCAGCCGCATACGCGCTTCGGGCGTGAAGCCGATTACGGTCTCTATGGCCCGTAGCTCCTTCTCCGTGGACTCCACGTAACGCAAGGCCGGATGAACGGCGGGCTGACCGGTTGAACCCACGGTCATGAGTCCGTCATTGGACACGGCGGCAAGCAAAGCCGCGCGCCGGTCGTGCAGTTCGCAGTACCGCAAGATGATGTTCCGGTCAGTCTCTGGGGAGTACGCGCCATTACCCGCCGACCAGACGTTTCGCCAGACCTCACGACCGACGCGCTTGAGCCCGGTAGGGACTCGCGGGGCCCGACCCTCGTACACGACGGGGGCGGCAGTCTCGGCAGCCGTGTTGGCGTTACCAGTGCGCACGTCGGGGCTCTTGCTTCGGGACACGTTGACACCACCTTCACGGGCCTTACCGACCCCTTAACGGGTGCCTTTCTCGCGGGTCTCAATGCGGGCTTGCCCAGCATTCACACGGGCCGGGCGCCCAAAAACGGCGTCACACCTAGCGTGCGTTTTTCGAGCTTGGGCCGGGATCGCCGAGCGGCACCGGTCGGGAACTTCCGACGCGCCCCGCCCTCCCCGCATGATCAGAACGGACGCTTGCCGAAGTCCATTGCCGTCTTGATGACGTGGCAACGCTTGCAGAGCACTTGCACATTGCTCGACACGTCCTCGCCGCCAAGAGCAAGGGGCTTGATGTGGTCAATGTCCACCTGACTAGGCAGGTAGGTCACGCCACACATGGCGCACGTTCCGGCTAGCGCCTTACGCACAGCCTTACGCAAGAGGGCTGCCGCGTTATGGCCACGGGCTATCGCCTCACACCTCTTGCGGTGCGAGCGATAAGAGCGACCACTCTCGTAAGCCTTGTGATGCGCATGGCACCGACCCTTGCGCGTTGCCCACTCCCGACAGTCAAGGCACCGGGTGCGCATAAGATACCCCCCCACCCAAGAAGCCCCCCTATCCAGGGAGACCCCCCTACCCCTCAATGGACCACCGACTCACGTGAGTCGGTGCCCATGCGTAGCCACCCCCGGACTCGAACCGGGAACCTCACGGGTCTAAGCCGTGCGCCTCGTACCATTGGGCTAGGCGGCCAAGGAGAGCGCGGGGAACTCGGTCCGCCGTGACCTATTGGAAGGGTGCGCGGTATCCCCCGCTCTCTACTATTACTAGAGCGCAAGGGTTCCCTAGGGCACCCTCGTTGCCGCCCTTGAGGGGGCTCAATTGAGTGAGGCCAGTCACAGTGCGGTGAAGTGGTGATTTGATGCTCTGTTTGGTTTTCCTTGTGACTTTCTCAAGGGATATTGATTTCAAGGTACGAACCACCGTTCCACCGCACCACCCCCGCTGAATACACCCGGCCGCTCACACTCGGTAACCGGAGCCTCACCCTCCGCATTACGCGTGCATGACAATAGTGCGGGATAGAGAAAGCCCCCGAACCCCGAAGGGCTCAGGGGTCGCCAGCGGGCACGACGGAGGGCACTCGCCCAGTTCCGCCCGGAAGTCGTCTCAGGCGCTCTCAGGGGCCGTCAGTGGCCGCCTTGCCGTCGTCCGGCCACGCCACCGAATCAAGGTGTGCGTCCAGCTCCGCCACGTCCGGCCGCTCAAGTAACCGCGCTGCCGCTTCGTTGTCGGCCAGCTCTCCCGCTGCCGCCTGTTCGATCTCTGCCACGGTGACCCCCAACGCTGCCGCCAGCTTGGGCGCGTCCACCACGGCAACCCCACTCGTCCGGATGAGCGCCGCCGACAGGCGAACGGTGTTGCGCGCCTCCTGGTCGTCGTCCACGTCCCACCCTGCCGCCCGCGCCTTGTCGAGTAACCAGCGGGTGAACTCGCTGTCCCTGATGATGTATTCGCGTTCCATGGGGCCAGCCTAGAAGGCCGTTCAGCGCCCGTCTGCGGGTACGAGAAAGCCCCGGCAAGGTCGATGCCTTGCCGGGGCCGTCTCAGGGGCTCTCAGGGGGAGTGGTGGCCGTTCCTGCCACACTGTGAGAGTCCCGGCGTGTTAGCCGCACGCCGGGACGCTCCCAGCGCTACGCGGCGGTTTCCAGCTCCGCCGTCTCTTCCTCCTTGCTCTCGGGTTGCACCCACTCAACGACGATGCGCGGTGCTACGTCGTAGCCGCCGCGTACGCGGCCCTGGTGGGAATTGGTCACCGTCTTGACCTTGATCCGGTGCACGAAGAGTTCAACGAACTTGCGCTTGTCGGCCAGTTCGGCGCGCGCCCACCACGACCCCTTGCCCAACGGGTCGCCGTTCTCTGCACCGTCCAGCCATTCAGCGATAGGCAGCGCTACCGACTCTGGGTCGGCCAGTTCCTCAAGCCGGGTGTCAGCGGCCTTGATTCGCAGCTCAATGCGTGCCTTCGTCTTCTTGAATCGCTCACGGCCGACCGGCCCGGAGTAGAGACCCGCGTCAAGGTCGTCGTACAGGTCCGTGAGGGCGTTGTTAGCGTCGGCCCGCTCCGCCACTACCTCAGTCCGTTCGGCTGCCGTCTCCGGGCGCTCAACAGAGCGAGAGAACACCCGCGTTGCTTCGGTGATGACGGCCACCGTATCGGCGTCAGCGTCCCCAGCGGTGAAGCTCTGAATGAGCGCGAAAATCTTGCCCGCAACATGGGCATCAAGGTGGGATTGCATGACCGCGTTCAGCGCGTCGTGTTCACCCTTCTTGCTGGGCACGGTCGTGCCACGCGTGCACCGATACACGGGCTTCTTGCCGCTATTGAGTGCCCCTTGCGGCCGTTCACAGGCGCACGTGAGGATTGCCTTTCGCTCAGCGTTCCGAAGACCGCTGAGAAGAGAGGTTCCCCGCGCAAGACCTTCGCCCCGCCCCCGACCCCTCAGCCACTCCCGAAGTGCAAACCACTGGGCCGGGGGAATGATCGGCTCACAGATCATTTCGGGCCGCCCGTCTTCGTCCCGGATGATCCGGTAATCGATGAGCGTGCCGGTACGCGTTCCGTTATCCCGCATCTTGTAAACGGGTTCGGCCCGCATACCGGCAATCGCGGGGTTCATCAAAATGCCCTTGAGCGTCCGAACCTGCCAGGTCGAGTTGGAACGCTCCTTCCCCTTTCGCTGCCCGCGCGTCGGGACCTTCTTTTTGTTCATGTCGTCGCAGAGCGCGGAAAGAGTTCCGGGGTTCCGCTGACCGGCCTTGCGCGAAACCGGGTCCTTCATGTGCTTGAAAATCAGCGCCACAATCCGCCGAAGGTTCTTCGCCTCAGCCTTGTTGTGAATCAGGCGCATACACGTGAGCTTGCCGTCAATGTACGACTCAGCGTCGAGACCGTAAGGGGTCTGGCCACCAAGCCACGAACCCTTTTCGCGCTGCGCCGCCTTTACGTCCCGGACCTTCTTGGACTTGACGGCAGATTCCTTGTTCACGGCGTCCAGCCGCATAATCAAGTAGATCAGCGCCATTGTGTCGCGCGGAGCGAATACACCCTCTGTGACGCTGACAATCGTGATTCCAAGCCGGTGAAGTTCCAGAACAATCGGGGCAGCGTCTTCGATTTCACGTCGGGAAAAGCGGCTCACGTCGTAGACGACGAGCATGTTGAACGCGCCCGCGCGGGCAGCCTTGAGCATTTCCTCAAAGCCGGGCCGCTCAGCGTCCGGGTTCCACCCGGAAATACCAATGTCTTCGTAGTGCCGGACGAACCGCGCGTTGAGTTCAGCGGACCGGCCCTTATTGGCCGCACGCTGAGTGAGCGGGGACGCTTCGGTCTTGTTGGTCTTGGCGGACGACTGCCGTATGTAGCTGACGGCTACAGCTTCAAGCGCCTGGGCTGAGAGGAAGCTCGCCGGTACGCCTGCCGGGGCGGTGGTGACCAC